CTTAATTATCATTGGATGGTCAACTTGGGAACGTGAAGAATGGTATAACGAAGATGATAACACTTGGTATCAGGTTAACGCTTCAGGAATAGATAGCGTACCAGAAAAATGGGAACAGAGATATAAAGAATTTGTAATTAACGTTGATTGGTTCCATAAAATAATAGAAGCTCATCAAAAAATTTGGGAATTTCATGGGTTTCTAACTTATAAAAAAATTCCACACTTATTTTTTAATTGTGACGTTACTTTATCTTTAATACCGGAAAAAAATTTACCAATATATAATTGGCATCATAGCTATATTAATCCATACTCAAATACGTTCAGTTATACAAGGTATTTAAAATCAATTGGCTGCAATCACAACAAATATTATCATTTTGGCCCAGATGGACATGCAAAATGGGCAGAATTTCTTTTTCCTTACTTGACTAGATTAATGTAATATGCTACTATTACCATATGAGATATTTACTTGTAGACACCGCAAACACATTCTTTCGTGCTCGCCATACCGCTAGCCGTCAATCAGATACTTGGGATAGATTAGGATTCGCTATTCATGTTACCCTTGGTTCAGTTAATAAAGCGTGGCGTGACTATAAAGCCGATCACGTCGTATTCTGTTTGGAAGGACGGTCATGGCGCAAAGATTTCTACGAGCCGTATAAGAAGAACCGTGCAGTGGCCCGGGCCGCTCTTACGGAAGCTGAGGCAGAAGAAGATCGTCTTTTTTGGGAAACTTTTGACGAGCTTAAGAATTTCTTGTCTGAAAAAACTAATTGTACAGTCCTCAGACACGAAAATCTTGAAGCAGACGATCTTATTGCCGGATGGATACAATCCCATCCCGGTGACGAACATATCATTATCTCGTCAGACACTGACTTTTACCAGCTGTTGGCGTCTAATGTACGGCAATACAACGGAGTTAGTGACGAGTTACACACCCTTGACGGTATATACGATAAGAAAGGTAAGTTAGTAATTGATAAAAAGACTAAGGAACCCAAGTGTATCCCTAACCCGCAGTGGATCCTCTTTGAGAAGTGTATGCGTGGAGATCCAACAGATAATATCTTTTCCGCATACCCGGGTGTTAGGACCAAGGGTAGCAAGAACAAAATTGGTCTCACTGAAGCTTTTGCTGACAAACATAGCAAAGGATATGCTTGGAATAACCTTATGCTTCAGCGATGGACAGACCATAACGGTCTGGAACATAGAGTCTTAGATGATTATGAACGCAATCGTGTACTAGTAGATCTTACTGCACAACCTGAAGATGTAAAGGCTAAAATTGCAGAAACTATTGCTGCTGGTTCAATTAAAAAAGCTAAGCCGATGGTCGGTGCACAGTTTTTAAAATTCTGTGGCAAGTATGAACTTAATAAACTAAGCGAACAAAGTTCTAATTTTGCTGAATTTCTTGGTGCGGAGTATCCTGGATGAATACATGGCTAGTGTTAGCCTTGTTATTTTTTAAACATTTCTTGGCAGACTTTTGTTGGCAAACTGATCGTATGCTAAGAGACAAAGGTCACTTTTGGCGTATTGGTGGTTTACAACATGCCGGATTACATGGCGCATTAACTTATGTAATCTTGATGCACTTTTTAAATTTACAGGCCTGTATTATACTTGCAGTTTTTGATGCAGTGTTTCATTATTTTATAGATTGGGCACATCGTAGAATCACAGTGCGTATGACCCCAGACAGTAATCAATTTTGGATGTGGATTGGTATAGATCAATTTATACACGCTCTAGTTTATTTAGGTATAGGATTCACAGTAGCTTTTTTATTAATTGAATACATATGATAAAAAATATTATTACAGATAATGCATGGATTCAACAGCAAAATAGTTACCACGCAGTGCCACCAATGAGTCCTGGAGCTCAAAGTGCCGGTATGCTAAGATGGAATACTAATACAAATACAATAGAAGTGTATAACGGAATGAGTTGGTATACTATAGATACTAGTGTTAATCTTGATTTGAGCCCTGATGCAAAACAAGCATTATCTTGGGCATACGATAAGATGGGTGAAGAAAGTCGACTAAAAGAATTAATGAAAAAACATCCTGGTTTAAAAGATTTACACGACAAGTTTGAAATGATGCGAGTGCTTTGTCAAGAAGAGGAAAAACAACAATGAGATGGTTTAGAAAATTATTTTGGCGCCTAAGCAAACAAGCATGGGACGACAATGACGATTTTGAAGCAGAAGAAAGAGCGAAAGCAAGACAAACTCTTAAAAGAGCAAGAGTAGTCAAAAATAGTTTATTCCCACAAGATACCGAGGCGGTGCCAACACCAGATTCTCGTTTGAGAGCAAACTCAATGAGTTTTAGACTATATCCATGTGTAGGTGGACACATATTAGAAAGTTCTTCTTACGATCAAAGGAAAGATGAACATCAACATACACTATACATGATTCATGAAGATCAAGATTTTGCTAAACAAGTAGCACAATCAATTATGATGGAGCAAATAAAACAATGAGTAACTATACTATGTCAGCCACTGGGGTTGGCCCAATTACTGTCAACGACATTTCTCAAATTGATTTAGGATTTGGATCTGACAAAAAATTACCAAACAAAAAAATATCATTTGATGTGCATACTGCACATGGCGGATATGTGATTAGAGTATCAAAAGGTTATGGGAATGAAGACAGTATGTATGTCATCAGTGACGATAAAGATCTAGGTCAAGAACTAGGCAAAATTGTAACACATCATACATTATCGAAAGAATGAGCGAATTGATAGCCACTCCTGTAGTTAAAAACAAATTTTGGGTAGTAGAAGATCGCGGCGAAAAAATAGCAACTATACAAGCTCGAGAAGATGGCGGGTTTGTTTACGTTCATGATGAACAAAGAGAATACTTTACTTCAACTCGCGATCTAAAACAAAAATTAAATATTAAATTTGGGTCTCCAGTTAAGAAGAAAAAAGAAGATACTTCTAATGTATATGGGTTTCCAATCAAAGGGCGAGCGTACAATCAAGTATTTGATTTAGTTCGCAAACTTCCTGTATATACCAAACTTCCAAAAAGCAGAAGCTGCTACTGTGCAGGATACTACCTAATCAATCTAAACGGAACTTGGACTAAATCGTTTTGTCCAAAAAGTATTACAATAAACAGATATCAATATTATGGTCCATATGTTTCGGCCGTTGAATTAGATAAAAAATTAGAGGAATTATATGAGTAATTTAAGTTTAGCTATACGAAATTTTAATGATCGTGTTAAGCAAATGAATCAAACTGGAAGTAGACAGCTTAATTTAAATGCTGATGAAGCTAGAAATTTACATGCAGACATATTTCAGTTATTGGCAATTATTGCTGAACTACAAACAACTAATACAAACTCTGATCAAGTTGTACAAGTCAGCTTAGATGGCGGAGGTTTTAAGTAATATACGCATTTTACGGCATAAATATATAGTCTAAGGAACTGCAATGTCAAGGCCTAAACCAACTGTGTTGTTAGAACACGTGAATAAAACTAACTATAAAAGTGATCAAATTTTAAGTTCAGAAGGAATTTGGGCAGTATTCTACGAAGGTAAGCCTATTAATCTTAAAACTCATAATATATTGTTACACTATCCCGGACCCAAATACAAGAAGGTGTCATTTAGCAATTCTGGTCACGCTATTAATCTTTGCAAAAAACTTAACACCCTATTCAAAACTGACCAATTTACAGTGGTCCTAATGAAACAAGGTGACCAAATCTACCCTTAATCAGTCTGAGTGTACTCGTTTATTCCTAGAGGCTGCAGGAATAGACAATTCTTCAAATGTAATAGATATTGGTAGATTTTGGTGGAATCCAACGAATCCAAATCATTTACGTCTTAATTCAGTTGGCTTAACTTTTATTAAAAAACAAACAAAGTTGCCAATTTATACCATAAATGTTTCACATCCTTTATTAAGTACACATTTGATAAAACTAGCTCGTATCAATCTTGGTCCTTATTACCTTCAAACAAAAACCACAGGTGCTGTAATAATGGTAATAAATCAAGAAGTTGCTACAATGTTAACATTGCATGCCGGCAATTTGGGGGGATATTTGGAAAACTTGCAATTTTAACAACGGTTGACAATTATTTTTCTTTCTGTTATATTCTATACTGTTGTAAACAATTATGTTTATGATATCCAGCAATTTAGCTGACAACTTCAGAAACGAAAGAGAGTTTAGTTATGAAAACTGCAGACACAAATAAACGTTACATTCTTCGTGTATATAACAAAAAAAATCCTTTACAATATGTTGACACATATACAAATAATCCAAAGCGTCGACGTAAAGAAATTCGTGATGACATACTTGCATATCAAGGGCATATAGATGGAAATGTGTTTGATCGATTTGCTATCTTTTTTGAACTAGAAGGATCTGAGATTGGGTATGAAGTTTTTAGAAAAATTGGGTATGGAGTTCTTGCAACCAATGGTATGAATTTGACCGAAGAATCAATGCGTGATGAATTAGAGATTTTCAATGACTAATATATTTTATAAACTTAAAGACCGCCTCGAAGAATGGTGGCGGTACCCACAACCTAGCTTTTTGCAAAAACGAATGTTAGGTCTTTACACTGATGTAATTGACACTGATTTTACTGCAACTCGTTTAGCTAGTGAAGAATCTGCTCGTTATATAATTGCAAATATGCGAGCAGTTCCAAACTTTAAAACTGATTATGATTTGCATGAATGGGTTGCTAGAACACAACTAGATGATTTTATTTTGCGTAGACAAGGTGGTTTGGTATTAGAGTTTGGTGTTGCTACTGGTAGAACACTAAATCATTTTGCTCGAGTACTGCCCGACAGCATTGTACATGGCTTTGACAGTTTTGAAGGATTGCCGGAGAACTGGACTAGTCGTATGCCTAAAGGATTCTTTGCTCGGTCATCATTACCTAGAGTTCGTAGTAACTGTCAGCTATGGAAAGGTTGGTTTAATAAGACCTTACCTGACTTTGTTAAACGCCATCAATCACCAATTGCTTTACTGCATATTGATAGTGATTTATATTCTAGTGCAGTAACAATTTTATCCGAACTTAAAGAAAACATTGTTCCTGGAACTGTGATTATATTTGACGAATATATTAACTATCCAGGTTGGCAACAGGATGAATTTCGAGCATGGCAGGAATTTGTTGCTAAAAATGCAATAGACTATGAGTACATTGGTTACGTAAGCAGGCACCAAAAAGTTGCAGTTCGAGTAAAATAATTCTTGTGTTAAATAAAAAATTGTTGTAAACTCGTAATACATTTAGAGCTAACCAAAAAACAATCTAAGCATGGGGCTAACGATTGTAACGGTTACTAACAAAGGAGAAGTAAAATGGCAAATGCCACGCAAACTTGGGCAATATTGTCCAGCAACTATGCGGCTACCCGCAATGCAGTTTATAAAAACACCTCATCCAATCTAGTTGATCTAGTAACTAGATTAAACGATACTATTGCTGCACTACCAAAGCAAGCTCAACGAAATTGGCATAGTAAATTGGCCAAGTCTTTACAGATTTTTAAGAAAAATAATCCCAATGTTAAGAGCATAAACGATCGTAAGAACTTTCGTTTGTGTAAAAGTCTTATGGGCAAACTTAAAGACATCATGATTGACACCACCATGCAACGTGAACCTAACTTGCAGTGGATCCTTACTATCATTGAAAATTTTCGTGCGTATCAAGCACAACCAATTCAAGTTTATGACTTATCCTCGAGCAGGTTGGGGGCATGGGATGGCCAACACACTAGTCTTGCATTATACTTGATTGCTACACAAGGTTTAGGAATGGACTTTGAGACTGTTGAAGTACCTATTAACATTTATGACATTTACAGCCGCGGCGAAATTCGCAGTAATTTTATTAACAACAATACCACAGTAGGGAAAAACGCAGGTAAAAAGCCATTGGATATCATTGATATTTTTATGCAAATGATTTATGGCGTTGAAGTTGATAATGTGTCCGAACAGGAATGGATAGATGCTCATATGAAGTGGCAACACATTGCAGCTCACAACATGTTTTTGACAGCAGAAAAATTTAACGATACCGATCAAATTGGTGCAATTAGTCGTCTTAATGAGATTAACGACGCCAGTGTTGAAGTTGTACGTAAGTTTGCGGTTTACGGTGGTTATGTTGTGGCTAGTCAACAACGTCCGATTAATTCTAAAGAGATTCCGATCATTGTTGAGTTTTTAAACTTGTGCGAACAACAAGATATTGATTACAGTGATGAGCAAATTGAAGATCTTGCACAACATTGCATTGACTTATTTGATGCTAACTTTGACGCTCGAGGTCCATTCTGGGATCAATGTCATCAAGCCAATATGAATGCCTACAACAAAGCTAATAAAGGTATTCCTAAACATCTATGGCCCGAAGCACCACGTAACAACAAGAATACGCCTACTGGTACAGCATTTTTCTGGCATCAACTACAAAAGTCTTGGGTACCTAACCAGCCAGCAGGTTTTAAATTCCCTAAACAACCGTTTAGTGTTTACACTCCTGACGCAAAGGATCTGTTTTAATATGAAACCGCTGATGGAAAGGGTCAGCGGGTTTTCCCAAAAAAAACCTGCACCAGTTAAACGTGGCGGTCCTAGTTATGACGCCACTCATAAATTTTGTGTGCGTGGGCTAAAACTCTGTATATGGATGTATCAAAGACTTAAAGTCGAAGATCAAACTGCTCGGCTTATACGTGATGTGATGGACTTCTTGCTGCGCCGGTATCACGGATATGCTATTAAAGAAAATATTGGTGCTCATTATTATGAAAAAGATCTTGCACACGATACAAAAACTGAGTTTGAACATGTAATACCAGCAGCGGTTGCTCGTGATATGTTATTGTACAATCGCCTTACTATTAATGAAGCACTTAATATACCAACTTGTCGCTTGAGTAAAGAAAATCATGAGAAATTGAATTCCACTAAATTAAGTTCAACAACACCAGATATCTATTGGTTCTGGCAGAGATATCAAGCTTTAGGAGTAAAAGTTGAAACACATGATGGTACCGAGGTGATAATGGCTACCTGGAACTTAGATACCCATTATGAATATTTTGGATTGATTGACTAAAAATACTTGTTTTTGCTATAATTAGTCTTTTGTTAAAGGAGGCTATATGCAAGCTCGTACTTACATTAACAAATATGCAACTACTAATAGCAGTAAAGTAATAGTCCAGTATTATAAAATACCTGCTACTACAAAATGGGTAGAGTATATGTTAGATAAGCATGATGTTAACAAAATATTAATGGATAGCGATTTTACAACAAAAATGGACTTGTTAGAAGTTTTGCAAGTTTTAGAGCGTAAAATAGACTATATGTACAAGCATCCAAATTTTGATTTTAAAAAAGCAACAAATTTGTTTCATCTTTTAAAAAATGCAACTAAAGTTGCATATTCAACAACACCTAAAAATGTTGCAAAAAAGCAACACAAAAAACGGTAGACCATAATTCCCCATTTTGCTATAATGTTTGTACATTAACTAATAAGGAGTTGTAAATGTCTAAAACTTTTACTTTTGCAGGTACCTGTGTAGTTAACAATACCGTTGTTTACAAATTTGCCAACGATGCTAATCGTGCCGCAGTGCTCTCCAAGCTTGGCGCCACTGATGTTAACATGATTGAGCTACCTAAAGCAATGGACAAAGATGCTGCTGTTGCTTATCTTGCACAAGTAGGTATTACTGCTACTAAGGCACCTCGTGCGGCTAAGGCTGCTAAGGTTGCAAAACCTGCTAAAGTTACTAAAGAAACAACTGTTGCTAAGGTAGCAAAACGTGTAGGCGACAAGCCCCGCAAGGGTCAAACTCCTGAAGCTTTTGCACTAGAGTGGTTCGCTTCCAAAGAAGCCAAAGTTGCTGAAAAACGTGCAAAAGGCTTGCTGCCGTAATTTGGTGGTCTGTGGTAGAAATGCCACAGACCTTAATTCGCTTATATATTATAATTATTACTCACTCACACGATAGGAGAATATAAATGGCAGTAACTGAATCACGCACCGTAACGCCCGAACAAGCTCGTAGCCGAATTCTGCGTTGCTTTAAGAATAAACGTCCACTATTCCTCTGGGGTCCGCCAGGCATTGGCAAGAGCGAGATTGTAGCAGACATTACTACAGAGCTTGGTGGTTATATGATTGATTTGCGTTTATCGCAAATTGAGCCAACTGACATTCGTGGTATCCCGTTCTATAACAAGGACAAAGGTATTATGGATTGGGCGCCGCCAATTGACTTGCCGGATGCCGAACTTGCGTCACAATATCCTGTGGTTGTGTTGCTGCTAGACGAGATGAACTCTGCGGCTCCGGCTGTTCAGGCTGCGGCTTATCAGCTGGTTCTTAATCGCCGAATTGGTAAGTATGTATTGCCTGACAATGTTGTTATGGTAGCAGCAGGTAACCGTGACAGTGACAAAGGTGTTACTTATCGTATGCCTAGTCCACTCGCTAATCGTTTCGTACACTTGGAGGTCCGTACTGACTTTGATAGTTGGCAGACTTGGGCTGTTAAGAACAAGATCCATCCGGATGTTGTTGGTTACTTGTCGTTTGCCAAAGCCGACATGTTTGACTTTGATCCACGTAGTAATAGTCGTTCATTTGCTACTCCTCGTTCGTGGACCTTTGCAAGCGACTTCTGTAAAGACGAAGGCAGCAGCGAACATGAACTTACTGACCTTATTGCTGGTTGTGTAGGCGAAGGTACCGCTGTTAAGTTTATGGCGCATCGCAAGGTTGCAGGCCAACTACCTAAGCCAGAAGATATTCTGTCTGGTAAGGTCAAAGACCTTAAAACTAAAGAAGTGTCGGCTATGTATTCGCTGACCACAAGTATGTGTTATGAATTGCAGGACTACTACACCAAGAACGGTAAGGACAAGATTGCCGACTTCCATAAAATGGCAGACAACTTCCTACGTTTTATGATGGATAACTTTACCACCGAAGTTACT